ATTTGGTTCTGAAGGAGATGCAACAACATCATTAGATTCTACACCAGCAGCAGATGATATTAATTTCCCATACACATTTGCACATGGTACATTGAAATGGTATAACGGTTCATCATTGGCAACAGTAGCAGAAATACAAAACATCTCAACAACATTTACACAAAATGCAAACTTACTTTATGCAATAGGTTCACATAAAGCAACATCAGCATACAGACAAGGATTTGATATTAATGGTACATTCCAATCATCATGGAAAGATAATAATAAATTACAACAATTAATAGACCAAATTGATACTCCACCAAGTTCAGAAATTCATTCTGGATCAAGTGCAGCATTAGAACTTAAATTTACAAATGGTGGTTCAGGTGCAGCAGAGAAATCAATCACAATTACTTTACACGGTGTTACAATAGATACACATAATGTAGATGGTATTGTTCCAGTAGAACCAGTCTTCGAAACAATTAACTTTGAAGCAAGAGGAGCAAGTGTAGTCTGTAAGAACGGCATATCAGCAGCACTTTAGGAAACCTTTATATTACCGAATTATTCTATATTTTCTATGGCTATACAGACTATTACTGTAGAAATTAAAGGAGTATCAGAAGTTATTGAATTCGAAGATGATATGCCTTTTGGTGTGTTTGAAAAAATAATTAAGAAATCTGCTAATATACAAAATGAAGAAAATTTACTAGACAACGTTCAACAATATAGAATGGAAATTATGTTAAACTCAATTAAGAAGGCACCCTTTGAAATAACAAAGGAAGGCATTGACGGTGTTGGCTACAAGACCGTTACCGAGATAGGAAATAAGATTCTCGAATACTACCCTTTAGGGGAATACTTGAGTCAGATGATGGAGCCCTTCAACGACTCACCGACTTCGAAGTAATAATATACGATATTTATCTAATATGTGCTACTCAATTTGGGTGGACTAAAGAACAAGTGGATTCACATCCTTTTAAATTCTTAAAGATATTATTAATGAAATATCAGAAAGGAATGAAGCAGGCACAAGGTAAAGCATATCAACCTCTAGGAGATCAGCGTGTAAAGAAGCCAAAGAAGAATAAGAGAAACTTAAATAAGACCAAATCTTAATCAAATATATATGGCATCAAAGAGAGATACTGGTAAAGATATAGCTGACAACACAAAGAAATCAGCAAAATTTGAAAAAGATGCAAAAGATGCTCTTAATAAAATTGCAAATTTACAAGATAAATATATGAAATTTTACAGTCTTGATAGAAGAAACATGACTCCTTGGAAAAGAAAGGAGGTAGCTGCTAGAACAGAAATGAATAGTAATTTAAAGAAATTACAAAACGATATGAAAAAAGTAAAAGATGCTTTAGGTGTAGTAGAAAAAGAAACAAAAAAGAAGAATAAAAAGGATTCAAGTGGAGAAAAAAATACTGGAGGTAAAGATGCTAAAGATGCTAAAGAGGAAACCAAAAAAGGATTCAAAGGAATGCTTAAAGGTTTTGCAAAGACATTATCACCTCTAAAAATGAAAGGAAAAGATAAAGGTGAACAGACTGGTAATGCCATGAAAGATGCAATGAAGTTTGCAGTTGGTGGAAGTATTGTTGGTATGCTAGGAAAGAAATTATTTGATTCATCACCTATATTAAAGACAATGATGAGTTTGTTTAACACATCTATCATGTTAATCTTTAGACCTATTGGTGACTTTATTGGTTCATTCTTAAGACCTATTATGTTATTCTTTATGAAAAATATTGCTATACCATTTTATAAGAATTCCAAACACGCTATGGGATTAGGAGAACAATACGGTAAACAAGCATTAGGGTTCTTATTAAAACCAGCAGAAACTATACACGCTGCAATTGTTTCTGCTATGGCTGATAATGAATTTTTTAGAAACTTCTTATCTGATGAAACAGTTAATAGAGCAAGAGATTATGATGGGATGGCTCATTGGCAATTAGATCAATTAAAAGAAGCAGGTATGGATCCAAGTAATCAATTTGATAAAGCCATATCAAAACACGGATGGACACACATGAAAGGATTGATAGCAGATGTATGGACAGGTGGAAAAGAAAAACAAGGTGGTCAAATGTGGGGTACTACACCGGGTGCTTCATCAATGCCGGGTGCACCAGCAGCAACTGTTGAAGAGTATTTTGCAGAAGTAGAAACCAATGCAGAAGCTTCAGCAGGTCATATGGAAGAAGTAGAAACTTTCATGGCAAGAGCTTTAATAGACGGTCAATTAATAGAATCTGAATGGGATGAACTACAAGAGATAATGGGTAGAGCTGTATTAGCAGGTGTAGATATTAAAAATTCTATATTCTTCATAAAAGATGAAATGGAAAAATCTGGTGCAAGATTATCTAGTAGGTGGGAGGCATTTAAAACATCTAATCTTAATGCAGGTAAAGGTATACATTCAAAAACAGTTGGAACAGCAAATGATGCAATTAATATGTGGAAGACTGGTATATTCTCTACTGCTACAGGTACTAACTTTGATATTAACACTAGTTCAAAACCAGCATCACCTGATAAAGTAAGAGCAACAGCCGTAATAGAAAATTTAGAAAAAAGAGCAGACACAACAAACACACAGACAGTTTGGAATAAATTACAAGAAGCTTCACTTGCTGGTAGGTTCGAAGGTAAAAATGAACAAGAAACAGCAGGGTTATTTCAAGCATTAGTTAGAGGAGGAAGTCAAGTTGGTGTTGAAGGTCAGAGATTATTAGATAAATGGAAGAAAGATACAACAGTTGGAGGTGTAAAAGGCGTTAATGATAAAGAAGCAAGAAAACACGCTGCTGCATATAGTGCAGCGATGACATTATATAATATGCATGGTGGTACGAAACCACAGATGGGTGATTTGACAAATATTGTTAATGGTAAACCAGCAGGTTCAGTAGGCTATGCTAATGGAGGATTAATTACTGAACCAATATTTGGTATAGGTAGAAGTGGTCAGACATATACATTTGGTGAAAGAGGACAAGAAACTGTTACACCGGGAAAAGGTGGTACAAACTACATATTGAATATTAATGTAGGTAATGTGACAAGAGAAGCAGACTTTGATAAGTTAAAACCTTTAATACAGCGTTGGATATTAGAAGCTAATAGTAGGAGAGGTGTTGTATAGTGAAAATATTCTTAATTAAATATAACCCAACATCTTCTGGTAATGAGCTATATAAATTTGAAGCGAGAAACATTAATCAGTATGATCAGAGTATAGAAATACCAGTTCAAACTTTTGGGTTGCCTGAATTTTCTTCAGATAGTGCTATACTTACAAAAGCTGAAGGTAATACAGAGAGAATAACTTTTACTTGGATTATTAAAAATGAACAATATTCACCCGTAATACAAGCAAATGGTTCTTATTTGGATTCATTCACAAGAACTTCTGATAATACGACATGGGATCCAAAAACACCTGAAGGTGCAGTTGTATTTCTACAAGAAGAATATGAAAAAATAGGTATTACAACAAATGAAAAATATGAGTTTAGAATATATGATGATGCTGGATCTAAAAATCTATTTAGAAGGTTTGGTATTATATCTAGACTTGGATTTAGTAAAGGAGCACAAGATCCGGCAACATGGAATGCGACAATAGAATTCACTGTTGGTGAGGATGTGACGGTTGATTGACACTAGTAAAATTAATAGTTAATAATGTAGTTGCTACACCACTTGAAGCAGATTTAAAAAAAGAGGGTGATAGGGCTATTGATCAAATGCAGTTTAAAGTTGCGAGAAATGTATCAGTTGCATCTAACAATGAAGTTATTTGGATGCAAGATTATGTTAACTTAGAAAACTTATCTGCTGTATATAATTTACAAGCAACAGAAAAAGATGAAAGTAATAATGATAATCATGGAACAGCAACAAATATCACATATGTAGATGGTGCTTGGGATGATTTCGCAGCACAGTTCAATGGAACTAATAGTAAAATAGTTGTACCTGATTCAAATAGTTTGGATTTTTCTGGTCAGTTTGATATTCTTGTTTGGGTAAATTGGACAGCAACAACAACAAGTATGCCTATTCTTTCAAAAAGAAGTGCTGCAAACAACGGTTGGCAATTAGAAGTTAATACAACAACAGCAGGTGATGTTTCATTTAGGGTTGGTTCTTCAATTGTCACAAGTTCTTCAGCAGGGTTCAATGATGGTAATTATCATTTAATACGTGTAACAAGAAATTCTAGTAACTTAATAACATTGTTTGTTGATGGTGTTTCTAAAGGAACAGTTTCCAGTTCTACGAATTTAACAGATACAAACACATTAGATATTGGAACAGACTCTGTAGATAGTGATTATTTTGCAGGTATTATTTCTAGGATAAGATTATACAAATCACAAATATTAGATACAGAAGCTAATAAAATATACACAAAAAGAAATCCTAGAACCGTAATGAAATTTGGTGGGTATGTAACAAAGATAGAAGATAAAACAACACACTCAGAAGTTATTGCTCAAAGTTTTGGAAAAATATTAGGAGAGAGTGAGATTAGAGGAACTGTATTTGATAATAAATCACCTGAGTTTATTGTGAATAATTTGATAACAAATAACACAACTTTTACTTACACTGGAAGAGGAGCAGATTCAGGTATAAATATTGTGAAATATACAGCAGATGGAAAACTTATTGATATAATAAGAAATCTTGGTGCATTAACAAATAAAGTTTTCTATACAACACCAACAGGTTTATTTGTATTTGAACCAGCAGAACATAATGTAACTTTAGTTCATTTACAACATGGAGTTAATTCTAGAATATTAGAAAATGGGTATGATGATACAGAAATAGTAAATGACCTTACAGTTTTAGGTGTAAGAACTGTTTATTCTACATCGGAAACACAAAATCTTAGTAACGCAACATCCATGACATTAGCACATGGTGCTATATCTGTAAGAGTAACAGATGATGGAACTGAATTAACACCTGAAGTCGATTACTCCTTAGATAGTGTAGGTAAAAATATAACATTTACTAGTGCAGTTAGTGGTGCTATTGTTGCAACTTATGATTATGAGAAACCATTATTTATCAGAGGTACTAGACAGTCAAGTCAAGATACATATGGGGTTCATGCCAAGAGATTAAACTTACCTTGGATTACAAACAGAGATGATGGTGTAAGATTTGTTCAATCATATCTTAATAGATATAAAGATGTTAATAGGAAAATCAAGGTTGAAATAGGTGAACTAGATAATTACTTAAACGAGAATGACCTTATATTTATTACTAATGCTAATATGAGTCTATCTGCTCAGACATTCGTAGTCAAATCTATTCAATGGAAATATCCTAAATTTGAAACCGTTTTGAATGTAGGAGAATATTACTTTGATTACTTTGAGTATGATAAACAAATTGTTCAGAAACTACATAATGTGGAAGGTGCGTTATCTACTATCAAAGAAATAAGAGAATACGAATCACCTGAAGAGATTTTACCTCTCGCTGATACTACATCATTATTTATTCATGATATTCATGTTTACACAGAAACCTTAAATATCACACGGCAGATCAATATATATGATAAGAGTAGAGCAACATGGGGAAGTTCCAGTTATGGTTCTAGAAGAGCAGGTGTTGCATCACAAGATGTATACGGAAGTGGTGCATAATGAGTAATGAAGTAGTACCGTTAAACGGTCATGTTCATATAAAAGTTTGGGAAAAACAAGCTGATGGCTCTGAAAAACTTGTTAGAGATACAATTAATAAGAATTTAGTAGTAAATGTGGGTAAAGATTCTATATTAAAATACTTAGGAAATATCACTGGTGGTGGTTATGGAAATGCTATAGGTGTTGGGGATTCAACTTCAGCAGTAGCAGCAGGTCAAACAGACTTACAAGCATCTTCTAATAAATACTGGAAAACAATTGCTAGTAGTGAAAGAGTATATGTCAGACCTACATTATTCTTGAGTGCTGATTTTGGTTATTCAGAAGGTAACTTCACATGGAATGAATTAGGTCTTAGAGATAATCAAGGTAGTCCGGTAATGTGGGCAAGGCAGGTTGATTCATCTCCATTAGTTAAAACATCGTCTAAAAGGGCAATCGTGGAGTGGCAACTTAGCTTATGAGTAGAATACTTATACCAAGATCTGATTCAGTTTCTGCAAAAGTTATAGAACCATCAGATTTTGAAGAGATGAATTCTCATGTTCAAGATCATATTAAAAGTGGTTTTACAGTAACTGCTGGAAGTGGATTAGCTGCAAACGTAGCAGCAGGTAAAATATCATTAAAAGGATTATATGTTAACAACACAGCAACAGAAGCAGTAACCGTTACTGCAAGTAATACAAATCATATTTATGTTGTTTTGGCAAGAGATAGTAATAGTGAAGCTGAATCTTGGTCATTAGTAGCAAATACAACTGGAAGCGCACCAGCAGATTCTATAAAAATTGCAACGTGTGTTGCTAGTGGTTCTGCTGTTACAAGTGTAGATCAAACATTTACATCTGCTGTAGCAGGTCAATATTATCTTGTACCAAAGGGTGGTATTATTATGTGGTCTGGAACACTTGCAAACATTCCTACTGGTTGGGTTTTATGTGATGGTAGTAATGGTACACCAAATTTAATTGCTAAATTTATAAGAGGAGTTGCAACAAACTCTACTAATCCGGGAACTACTGGTGGTTCTGATACTCATACATTAACAACTGCTGAAATGCCAGCACATAATCACACAGATTCTGGACACGGTCATCCAAATTCTAAATGGTCAGGTGCTCCTTATAATTCTAGTGGTAGTAGTACTCAAACAAGACCTCATAGTCAAGGAGCAGCAAATGCTACTATGGGTGACATTGGTGTTTCTGTTGGAACTGGTACAGCAAATATTCAAAACACAGGTGGTGGTGGTGCTCACGA